TAATCAGTCATGTGCATAACCTCCTGTGCGTCCATGTATGTGTCATTTACACTTAAAATTATGCACTCCACCGAGCAAAGCCGTGATGACCACGATCCACGCATCCTCTGCGTCCATCTCGGTTTTCCATGTTTCGGGGTCAAGGCCCACAAGGTACAGCCCCAGCAGCACACCGAGGGATAAACCGATGACGCCGCCCGTGATACCGCCGAACGCCGCGCCGAGTGTTGCACCGAGCAGCGCCGTTAAAACGGTCAGCCATGTTGCCTTGCTCTTGGGGATAACTTTCTTGTCAAAGCTCCATTTTAGGTCATCCACGACGATCTCAAGCCCCGCGCGGATGGTCTTAAAGATATCGTTGATCTTCTGGAACACCTTGTCGAGCTTTTCCATCATGGGCCCTTCGTCAAAATCAAAGTCCGGCGCAATGGCGGATGCTCCGCCGCCAACGCCGCCAACGGACGTTGTCGTGCTGAGTTTGTTGATCTCATCGAACGCCGCGAGCGCGTCTGTCGCTTCCTTTGCCGCCTTGCCGGTCGCGTCAATGGCGGCGGCCTCTTTGTAGAGGTTTTTGCCCGATGCCTCCATGCTCTTCTTTGACTTACCGCTCAGAATCGAAATGATCGTCACGATCTCCGACACAATGGCCGCAAGCAGATTCATTAGCCACGTCAGCGCCGGAATGAGCACGTCCATCAAAGGCGCGGCCAGCGTCAGCAGCGCACCTTTGAGGCGGGCAAAAGCGTCGGATGCCTCTGCGCTGGTCGCAATAGCCGCCTTGATCTGCTTGCGTAGCGCCATGAGCGCCGCCGTGATGACTGAGAATACAAGCATAGAGCGCGCTAAACTCTTGACCTGATCTCTGAAACGTGCGGCATACTGGCCCGCTTTGGCAAGCGCGGAATTCTCCGCCTCGCGCTCCCTGCGTTCCTGCTCCGTATTAGCGATCAACTCACCGGCAGCGACTTTTGCTTTGTCGAGCTTTACCGTCATGCTGTCGATGTTGGCGGTCGTCTCTTCGTAAGCAGCCGAAAGCGTTTTGACCTCTTTCGTCTGCGTGTGCAAAAGCGCTTCCTGCTGTTTGAGCTCCGCCTCCGCAGCGGCGCGGCGGTCGAGCACTTGCGTCTGATACTCGTTCTGTGTAAAGCCCTGTTTTTGGATCCATTCGCGGTCGTTCAGCCGTTCGACTTCCTTTCGCAGCATCTTCACGCGTTCCTCCGTAGCTTTCGCTGCCTGAGATGCGGCGTCAAGCTGCTTTTCAAGGTTCATCTTATTGCCCGTTTCCTTTTCAAGCTTGCTGTTCAGTTCGGATATCTCGTCACGCAGCTTGCTCAGTTTCTTTTGTGCTTTGGTCGAATCCAAATCACAAGAGAAGATCACACTGCCGTCAGCATTTGCCATTCACAGGCTCCTTTCCCGCTCCCAGCCACTTAGAAATAGTCGTTTCTTCTTCCTGACTGAGTTTGTGTTTCATATTCACGATATTGCTGTTTCTGCGGTACCACTCGCGTTCATCCTTTTCAAGTGTCTTGCCGCGCGCCTTTTTGTCGCGGATGCGCACGACCTGAGCAAAGGTGCAGTCCCCGAGATCGTTATACGCACCGAGGAACGTCCACCAATGGACGCCCCCGGTGTTGGTCTCCGCATCATAAGGGATTCCGCGGATATCTTGTCCGAATACTCGGTTGATGGGAGGGAGAATCAAAGGATAATCCTGCTCCCAATCGACCAACTTCGGCGATTTCTTCTTATCCTGCTCTTTGCCGCCGTTCTGGAACCATGTAAAACGGTCTACAGCTTCCTGCAAGTGCTGCGGCGGGATATCCTCAGGCGAAACATAGAACATCTGCAAGATACCTTCCGCACGGTCTGCGCCGTCTAAGTCCGAATCGCTCAGCATGACAAAAATGTCAAGAATCACGCGAAAATCTGTGCGTATCTCATAACTCACTCCGCTAATCTCAACGGAGGATGGCAGTCCCCAATTCATCGGCGATACTTTGCCGTGTACTTCTGAATGCGCGGATTCGTGGCTTTCTGCTCACGAGCAAAGGCGCTGTCCGTCTCATCCATCAGCGCAAGCAGGAAATTTGTCCACACATGCAGGCCGTCCGCCATCGCGTAGAGGTTCATGCTGCCAAAGATGCTGTCACACACCGGCTCTTCAAAAAGGCTGTCGATAATCTCGCGCATCTCCTTGTCGCGGCGGTCGGCAATGTTGAAAATCTCAACGCGGTCGCCGCACTTCTTCACCTCATCTGCGTATTTATCCTGCTTCTTGTCCAGCGTATCAAATGCGTTGTAAAGACGCTGGATAAACGTGCCGTCAGTCGGGTTGAATCGAATGATCACATCGCCCTTAACGCCGTGCACGGTGTATTCCTGCACACCGTTCGCAAAACTAAGTTCCATATTTATCTCTCCTTCAATGTGTTTTCAGAAATTCTGTAGTGTGTTGATCTCCGCCGCTTATCGAAAATCAGAAGTTCTCCACGGCCTCGCCCGCGAGATCGTCCCATTTTTCGCTCATGCTGACAATTACACCGGGCGATTTGCGCCGGTAGCCGTCCCCGTCGCCGCAACTGTCAGAAATTGCCGAAATGCTATCCCATGCCCGCATGACTGCGCCCTCCCCGCTCTGGCAGTCAAGAGCGATAGCGTTAAGGGCTGCGGCCTCTCGGCGGCTGTCCGTAGTCTTTGCGGCTTCGGCTGCGTAGTGACCAACTAACTTTAACATGGTGCGGTTGTTGTCGAATCGCTCCATGAACGCGGAGTAATCAGCCGGGGAAAGAACGCCGGTTTTCAGCAGTTCAAGCGCGCCACTGTCGATGGCGTCGGGGTTTGCAATATTGGCGGCGCGCACTGCCTGTTCCAGCTCGGCGCGGATCGTGCGGCGCGTGGCCTTGAAGTTGTCCCAAACGCGGGCGCTCACCTCGTTAAAGATGGCTTCTGCGTCATGCAGCTTTAGCGCTGCACGGGTTGTTCTAACCTGCTTTTCCTCGGCGCTGTCTCCGGGCTTCCATGCGTTAGCGTCACGGCTGGCCTGCTGCGCCTCTTGGAGTGCGCGGAAAGCGGTGTTGTACTCGCTGCGGGCTTCTTTGAAAGCTGTATCGAGCTTTCGGGCGTAAATGTTAAACTGGCTCATGGTGTGTTCTCCTTTCCTTACAGTTGACCGCGCAGCATAGCATTGAAAAGAGCGCTGCTGGCCTTACTGTCCTTTGCTTTTTCCGTCAGCTCTGCCGCGTACTTCTCAATGGTCGCGCCCAGATCGGACGCGGCAATACGATTTGCGGAAAGATCGCGGCGGGCAAGTGCGGCGGCTTCTTCATCGATATTGTGCTTGTCTACGCTGTCAAGGCTCACGCTGCTGCGGATTGCTTTATAGTTTTCGCTCTGTGCCTTGCGCTCCTGTTCCTCTCGCCGTGCCTGGTATTCGACTTTTAGGCGGCTTCTGGCGGCTCTGTATTCAGGGCTGCTACGCTCCAACTCGGCGCGGGCGCAAGCGTCCAAATACTGCTCGTCCGTGTCATAGTCGCTGCGTTTCACAAGGTCAAGGGCACTTCTCAGATCAAAGCCGAAAGCGGCCTTGACCTTTTCCTTTACGCTATCAGCGGTTTCAATGTTGGCTTCAAAATTCATATCAAAATTCCTTTCTGTTTTATGCGCTGTTGCGCTGATTTTCTTAAAGGTCGATGATGATAACGCTTTCGCAGTCTGATAAATAATCTCGTGCTGCCTCCTGCGTCTGAAATACCTTTGCGGGGCTTTGCGGCGCTCTGCAAGCCGCCCACGCGCCATTTTCAAGCAGGGTCATAATAGCTACGCCCTCTTGCTTCTGCGCTGCAATCGCCTGTAAAGAGGCAAGGCGGGCTTTAATACTGCTGTTCATAGTTCGTCACTCTCCAATTCCGGCAATTCCAGCTTGCCGCGCTCAATGGCTTCGTCAATAAGCTGGTAAAGGCTCAAGCTAAGCCCGTCTATGCCCTCTACTGGGTGCGGATAAAGGACAATGCGCCGCCCGTCGTGAGTAACTGCGCCGTGCTGCATCAGGTAGTTAAAAGGATCTTCTTTTGTGTGATACTCTGCGCCGCCCTCGACAATAAAAGTAGTTTCATCGGCTGACAGCGATTTGAGATATTCCCGCAGCGCCGCAAGGCGAATGTCATAATTCTTCCTCATCGGTTTTCCTGCTCCCTTCGCCATGCTTCAAGCTCGTCAAGCTGCTGCATGATGTCTGTGATCTCCGTATATTTCACGTTCTGTCGTAAAATCTCTGCTGCGGCGCTTACGCGGGTCTGTGCGGGCGCGTCTGCATCCTGCATGATCGTTGCCAGCGTATCCGCAGCAGCATGTGCCCGCTCCTGCAATACGTTACGCGCCGCTTCGGTTCGCTCGCGCCGTGCCTCGTTATACTTCTGCATAAACTCAGGGTCGCGTTTTCGGCGATAGATCGTCTGCTCGTTGATCTCGAGCTTTGCCGCCGCGCTCCGCACTGTCGCGGAGATCAAAAGCGCGTCAATAATGGTCTCATCTCGAATTTTCTTTGACAAAGTTTGAAAAGCCCCCTTTCCGGCTCTGCTTTATCTGACGTTTCAGTGTTTTTTATTAGTAATACTCCATCAGCGGTTTGCGGATACGCGGGTGCCGCAGGGCTCGTATTGCTTCCCGCCGCGCCTTTGCATCAGGCTTTTGGCCAAGCCAAAACTCACTGATGATCGCGTCGCGCTGCGCATCCGTCAGTTGTGCAAGCGCCGCTTGCACGGCCTGTCGAAAATCCCGCTGCTCGATATCCTCAAAGGCCTCTTCTGCCGCTTCATCTGGTAGAACATCTGCGATAGTAAAGCTGCCGTCTTCGTTCTCATCCAATGGCGTATCGAGCGATAAGTGAAATTTATTGAGCGGGTCTTCTCGCGTTCGTTTCGTCCTCATCCCGTAAGCCTCTACAAATACAGCCCTTAGCTGAATAGTGTACCAAGTGGAGAATGCACCGCTTTCTGGCTTCCATGTCTGCACGGCCTTTAGAAGTCCTATAAACGCGCTTTGCTCAAGGTCGTCTAATTCGACACCGCCGCTGCCTTCAAACGCTCTGAGCCACCGTGTGGCTTGCTGCATAGCATATCGGCGGCACATTCCCCACAAAGCCAATACTTCACCGTCGCCAGATTGCACCGACACCGCAATTTTGTTCGCCTGTTCGCCAAGATTTGTGGCAAGTGGTTTTGCTTGCATATCTGCTCCTCCTGTGGTAAAATCAGAATCGACAAATCGGATTCACCGCAAGAGCCGCTCTCCCTATTTGGGGAGAGCTTTTTTCATAATCGAAAATGACGGTTCATTGCCCGCTCAAACTTATCTCGATCATCAGCAGGCAAAAGCGGAATTACACGGTGCTGTATTTCGTCACGCTGGCGATAGCGCTCACGCTCACAGCGCGCGGGTTTGGTTGATTTTAGAATGCTGTACGCTTCCAAGATAGTCATAAATCCTCCGCCATAAAATTTGAATTTTGACCATCTTTTCTTTCTTCTCTCCTCCGATATTCATGTGCCACCCTCCAAAAATCCGCCCCGGCGTTTTTTCTCTGGCTCGCGGTACGGCTCCGAAAGCTCGGTGAATTTTTGATGTGCGCCGTCAAAGTTCATCTGCACAACGCCTTGACGACCGCGGCGGTTTTTCGCAACGGACACCCCAACTGTCCCGAACTCATCGATCTTCCAGAGGAACAATACTTTTGAGCCGTTCTGCTCCAACTCTCCGCTATCGCGCAAAGAAAGCAGGGTCGGGCGCTCGGTATCGTTGACACCACGGTTAAGTTGTGCCGCCGCAACGATGGGGATTTGCAGCTCGGAAGCAAGGTTTTTTAAGTCGCGGCTGATCTGTCCGAGCTCAAGATTTCGACTGTCTGCACGGCGGTCGGCCTGCATCAAGCCGAGGTAATCCACCACAATCAGCCGCAAATTATGAATCGTTGCCGCAGCACCGCGGATCTTGCTCACTGTCACGGCTGGCTTGTCCCAAAAATGAAGCGGCAAACGTTCCAGCCGATTCGACACGGCTGCAATATTCGTCCACGTCTCATCGTTCAGGTCTCGGTCGATCAGGTTATCCATTGTCGCCATGCTGCGCCGTGCAAGCAGACGTTCCGTCAGTTCCGCGGCGGACATCTCAAGCGATACGAAAAGCGTCTCGTTTCCGCTTCTGGCCGCGCTCTCTGCAAGGTCAAGCAAAAAAGCGGATTTGCCGACGCCGGGACGCGCGCCGACGATGATGAGTTGACCCGCCTCGAAGCCCTTGACGATGCTGTCCAACCGCGGGAAGCCCGTGTTGATACGCGTTTGCTCTTCTGCCGAAAGGCTCTGTAAGGTCTCTGTGAGCGCTTGAGAGACGCTTTTCAGTCTGCCGCCTGCGCTGTCAAGTAAATATGCTTTGCATATCTCAGCGACGGCACAGGCTGGGTTTTCCTCATCAAGAGCCGCGAGCACATTTTCACGCAGTCGCCTTTCCGCCGTGCGCTTATGTAGCAGCCGGGCATACTCGTCCGAGTTCGTAAGCGTTGGCGTCACGTCGATGCACTCGGCGAGGAATTTTCGTGGATCGTCCACCATGTCCCTGAGACCATCTGCGGCAATGTTGGCGTCGAACGGCTTGCCGTGAGACACGGCCCTATCCGCAGCGTCAAAGACCGTAGCACAGGCAGGGATAGAAAAATCCTCGTTCTTCACAATTTGCCGCAACTGCAAAACTCTCTTCGGGTCGAGACAGACCGCTGCGGCAAGGGAGTATTCGAACTGTGATGTATCGTTCATTGGCCGCCTCCCATTTTTGCCAGAAGCTGCGTGTATTGCTTGCGGAACTTTCCTGCTGACAAGATATTCGTGCTCCAGAACGGATCAGACTGCGAAAACTGCAAGACCTCGTTGATATCTTCCCACCCGTGCTTGTCCAGTCGATTGCATTTGTCGAAGTCCGCCGCCCAATTCTGCAAGGTCGTTTCTGAATGCGCCGTGCAGTTCGGTAAACGATCTTCGATCTGATCCGCAAGCCAGCGCGCAGCGCGGTATGGAAGTGAGTCGTGCTCAAAAACCTGCTTCGGTCTCTTCGTTCCGGCGGGAGACGGAACAAAAGAAGGATCTTTTTCTTTATCTTCTATATGACTGACTGTTTTCGATACTGATACACTGCTCGATGTACTTACCGTTTCACTGTCAAAAACACTGCCTGATTCACTGCCATTTTCACTGACTTTTTGAGGGGTATATTTTAGCCGATAAGTGTTTGGAGAACGCTTTTTTCCCCGGCTATATTCAATTAGGCCAGCAGCAACAAGGCTATCCCTCGCCGCGATTGCTACCCTCTCCGTTCGCGTGTCGAGCATAGACATGAGCCGGAAGTTATCGATCTGTACCTGCTCCGGCCATCGCGCTTCATTGAAAACGGCAAGTAACCCGTAATAGAGTAGCCTTGCATTTCCTGGCAGATAATTGCTCTTCTGCCATTGATGGAACGAGTTCAAAAGATCGAGATATGTCACCCGCTCACCGCCCCTGTGTCTTGATCCACTCGACAAGCTCATCGGCAGCGATAAGAGTGCTGCCCCCAATCCGGTATACAGGGAATCCCGGCAGCCGCATCCAAGCGTAGAGCGTTTGCCTGCTTGTGTCCACAAGCTGTGCGGCCTTAGACGGACGCAAAAAAAGTTTCTCTGTTTCAAGTCCCACAAAAATCGCCTCCTGTCTGTACCAAACAACATAGCACGGGATTTTACACAATGACAACACATTATCTAAATATAAAGAGCCGTTAACCCCTTACATCTCAGCAGAAATTTCCCGAATGATTTCAAAGATTTTTTGTTTCTCTGTGACCGCGATAGGTTCAAGTGTCGCCATCAAATCGCCTCCCGTGACAGTTGTTCGATAACCTCAAAAATCTTAGACTTTTCCTCAATCGACAATTCTTTGCGCAACTTAGAGGAGTACCTCGATTCAGAAATCCCGAGAGCTGCTGCAATTTGGTACTGCCGTAAATCGCTTCTTGCCATCGCGGCTCTGATATCGCAATTCATTTTCATTCTCTTTTCCTCCTTTACCCTTGACTTTTTTCCTTACAAGAGGTAATATATCGGTGAAGAATTAAATATTTTTCTTCTCCGATATTCGTATTATAGCGCAGGCGTTTCATAAAAACGATATTTCACTCTAATTTATTTTAGAGAGGATTTTGCAAAATATCTTCGCAGAAGAGAGGAACATGGATATGGCAAGACCGCCACGAGTTTCAACACCAACAACAAAGGCATTTGCAGACCGATTATCAGACTTGGTTCAAATAAGAAAGAGTGAAGGTCTGAGCCATGACGAGATCAGTAGACAGATAGGCGTATCAAGCGGAGTCTTATCCGAATGGATGTCAGACAACAAAACAGCAAGCATTGAAAATCTTGCTAAGTTATCAAAGTACTTCGGAGTAAGCGCAGATTATCTTTTAGGGCTTGCAGCACTAAAAACTCCGGATGTTGATATTCAAAAGGCATGCGAAATAACCGGACTATCCGAGGACGCTATCTCTGTTTTGCAAGATTCTTTTAACGCTTCGGATGCATTAAACACGTTTCTTTTAGAAAGAAATTTTCGCAATCTCCTAATGAACATGTTGTACTTTAACTATGCTGTCATTGCATCCGGGCTCCATTATCAAATATTCAATTCGGATACCTGCAATGAAAGCGAAAAAGATGATTTGCTTAAATCAATTTATGATAGTCAGGCTGTCCTTGAAGACATCAAAGACGCTCTAAAAACCTATATAAAAGTAAAAGAAAACCACGATGTTCTGCTACCGAGTGATGAAGGTTGCTTTTCACCGGAAGATTTTTACGAACTAAGGATCAACCGAAATCTATCAGCACTTTTGCATGATATTACTGGTGATAAATGGTGGTTCTCTGCCGAGGCGATTATAAATGAAGTTCAAGGAAATTTCACATAATGTCCACTTACTACCACAAGGTCCTATCTGATTCCGATATTGATGGAAAGTCTGTCAAACATACTATAAAATTCATTAAGGTCGTGGCATCATCGAAAATGTTAAGTACAATTCACCAAAAGAAAAAAACCGCCCCCGGTGTTGCAGCACCGAGGACGGTTATAAGGGGCAGCAAACTGAGAAGCCTACTGCCCTCCAATCATAACAAATGCAGGAGGAAAAAGCAATGCCAAGAAAAGCTAATACCCGCGCCGCATCAGGCGCAGGCAGCATCCGGCAGCGTCCTGACGGTCGATGGGAAGCGCGCGTGACCGTCGGCAATGACCCAGGCACAGGAAAGCCGATCCGCCGCAGCATCTACGGTGAGACGCAAGCTGCCGTGCGCAAGCAGATGACGGCCATTCTCCGTGAGATCGACCGCGGTACATATCTGACACCACAAAAGACGACAGTCGCACAATGGCTTGATGAATGGCTCGACACCTTTGCCGCCAATAAGATCAAGCCGACGACATATCTTCACTATCAGGCCTGTATCAAGAATTACATCAAGCCTCAGATCGGCGCTATCGAGCTGCAAGCTCTGCGCGGCGCGCACGTCCAGAAGGTTTATAACGCCATGACCAAGAAGGGGCTGAACGGAAAGACCGTCAAGAACTGCGCTGCCGTACTGCATAAGGCCCTCTCTGTTGCATTGAAACAGGGGATCATTGTAAGTAACCCCTGTGACGCCGCAGAGCAACCGAAGGTGGTACAGCGCGAAATAGCGCCGCTGCGTGATGAGGACATTCCGAAGTTCCTTGAAGCAATCGAGGACAGTCCTTATCGAAACGCGCTTGCCGTCTGCCTGCTTGCCGGTCTGCGTGAGGGGGAATTGCTCGGTCTCCCGTGGTCACAGGTCGACTTTGAAAAAGGGCGTATTACCGTCAGTCAGCAGCTACAGCGTGAGAAGAAAAAGAACGGCGCTTACTACATTGCCGACACCACCAAGAGCAGCAAGCCGCGCACGATCGAGCCGCCCCCGCTCTGCTTTGAATATCTCCGCGATGAAAAGCGCCGGCAGGCGCAAAATAAGCTCAAAGCCGGTAAGCTCTGGAACAACAGCGACAACCTTGTCTTTACCGATGAAATGGGTGCGCATCTTGCCATTCATACCTTCTACAAATATTTTAAGAAAATTGCCGCCAGCATCGGACGCCCGGACGCGCGTGTGCATGATCTGCGCCATACCGCAGCCACGGTGATGATCGCCAGCGGCGCGGACATTAAAAGCGTGCAAGACTTCATGGGACACGCTACCGCAAGTTTCACATTGAACGTCTACGCCCACACATCAGAACAGATGATGAAGGACACCGCAGCAAGAACGCAGTCATATTATGAAAAGCTGAAAAAGGCATAAAAGGAAGCTCCATCGGTCAGTCAGCCGGTGGAGCTTCTTTCCATAGTTTTTAGGGGTAAAAAATCCAATTGGGGTAAACTTAGGGGTAAAGGCATTTTCTGAAATGCAAGAATTGAACTTTTTATAGCAAAACACAGTGATATAAAAGAAAAAGCAAGAGAAAACGCAACGTTTTCTCTTACTTTTCTTGGCGCGGAAGAGAGGATTTGAACCTCCGCGACGCTTTTTACACGTCC